AGGTCAGCGTCGCATCCGGCAGCGCCGCGCGCACGTCCGCCGCGAGGCTCACCAGGGCCGAGACGAACGGGAACGCGCCGGTATCGTCGCACGCGGTGGTCAGGCCGCGCAGCTCCGAGCCGATGATGAACCCATCGACCCCGCCGGCGCTCGCGCCCAGCGAGGCGTAGTGCAGGATGAAATCACGGTAGCGGCTCGCCCACGTCGCGAGCTCCGTCGTCGCCGCGGCCGTCCCGGCCGATCCGTCGTTCACCGAAATCCGCCCGCGCCAGGGATAGGCCGGCTGGCCAAGCGCGTTCCCTTCCGGAATGTCCATCAGCAGGATCGGATAGAGCGTCACTCCAATACCGCGCGCCTTGAGGTCGGCAATCGCCGCCAGCACCGCGGCATCCGAGGGCGTGCCGCCATAGGCCGGGCCGCCATCATGCGTCGACACCACGCCGACGTCGCCGCGGCCGAGCCCGGCCACGGACCAGTCGGTGCCCTGCACCGTGCGGCTCGCCGCCTCGACCTTGGGGGCGATCGTGCACGTGCCACAGCGCAAATCGTCGCCGAACCACGCGACCACCAGCGATACCTGCTTGAGGTTGGGGCACAGTGCCGTGAGCTCGTCGATCGACAGCGTCCAGTCCGACACGTCCGGATCCTGGTGCGCGTTCTCGCTCACGGTCGTGCCGGGCGAGACCAGCCGCAACCGCGCCGCCGGGTCGTAGCCGAACTCGGTGGCGCCGGGGATCACGGTGATCGCCTCGATCAGCGGCTCGAGCTCGCCCACCACGCGGCAGAGCTCGACCGTGATATTGGGGATGCGGTTGCCGAACGCCGTCAGGGGCAGCCGCTCGAATACGATGTAGCAGAGCCCGCGATAGGCCGGCGCATTGGCGCCCTGCTTGGCCTCGATCAGGCTGTCGGCCGTTTGCGTTTCGCTGCCGCGATAGAAGCGCCAGGTCAGACCCTCCAGCTCCAGCGCTTGCCCGTCGGCCCACACCCGGCCGAGCCGGTGCACCTCGCCCTCGCACAGTCCGATCGCGAAGTTTGCGACGATTGTCGGCTCCGGCGTGTCGGTGGGCTGGCTCGTGCCCTTGGCGCCGGTCGCCGCCGGATCGATGCGCTCGAGCTCGGTCGCCCAGATGATGTTGCCACTGAGCCGGCTCCAGCCGTAAAGCTTCGGGATCGGAGCGCCTTCGCTCGAGCCCTGTAGCCGGATATCGGCGCCGGCCACCGCCGGCTTTGCCGCGCTGCCGCCGAACAGGCTGCTGTCGATGGCGCTGCCGGCGAGCGCGCCGAGCGCCCGGCCGATGGTCGCGCCGATCGGCCCGCCGACGGCGCCGCCCACCACCTGTCCGGCCAGCGAAAGTGCCAGCGTCGCCATCAGTCGCTCACTCCCGGAAAATCGTAGCGGGCCGCGATCCGCCGCGCCCAGCCTTCGGTCAAATTGCCCTCGATCACGCCCAGCCCTTCCTGCGCATGCACGAAGCGGCCGGCCTCGACCGCGATGCCGCAATGTCTCGGCGCGCTCGTCCGCCCCAGCCGGAACAGCAAGACCTGCCCCGGCCGCAGTTCGCCCTCGGCGCGCACCAGCAGCGCATCGGCCGCGGTGTGCAGCGCGTCGGCGTGCCGGTCGTCCCGCCCGTCGGCGCGATAGGCGGGCACCGCCAGCGGCTCGTCGCCGTAAAACTGCCGCCACACGCCGCGCAGCAGGCCGAGGCAGTCGCAGCCGGCCCCGAGCGTCGCCGCCTGGTGCCGGTACGGCGTGCCGAGCCACTCCCGCGCCGCCGCCACGATCCGTGCGCGCTTCATTGGAACAGCGGCGCGCCGTTGAGCGCGTCGCCCTGGCGCGGATAGCGCAGCACGAAGTCGTTGCCCGGGATGTGCGGGAAGCCCCGGAAGTTCGCGACATTGGCGAAGCGGTCGCGGCAGGTCGCAAACGCCCGGTCGCAGCCGAGCCCGAAATTCGGATGGTCGTGCGCCACCGTGCAGCGCGCGTCGCCGAGCACGGCGTCGCAATAGAGCGAATAGAGCCGCCCGTGCGTGGTGTTCAGTCCCTGCTGCCCACTGCGCAGCTCGGCGCGAAACTGCCCGTCCTCGCGCACGATCTCGCCGATCGTCGCCCGCCTGAGCAGCACGCGCTGGCTCACATCGCGCCAGTTGACGCGCCAGGTCTCGACCAGCGCGCCGTCATAGAGCCCGGCCTCGATGTCCGCCTCGGTGATCGCGTCCGAGCTCAGCACGCCGAGCACCTCGGCCGTATCCGCCTGCGGCCCGAGCTTCTGCGGCACGTCGGTGCCGTCGAGGCCGGTCACGGGGACATAGTCGGTCCCGTCAAAACTCAGGGCCTGGTCGTGATCGGTGAAGCCGAGCACCGCCGCGTCGGCGCGGGTCAGCTTCCAGCAATTGCAGAGCGTCGTCGCGCCGCTCGCGACATGCGCGGCCAACCCCGCATCCAGCGTCCTCATTCGCGCACCTCGATCAGGGGAATGGACGGCGCGTTGGCCGCGTCGAAATTCGTCAGCTCGATATCGAGCCGGTCGATGTCGAAGCGCACCGGCACGTCGAACAGGAAGCCGGCGGTCACCGCCTCGCCTACTGCCGGCGCCGCGGCCAACGTCACCAGCCCGGTCAGCACGTCCACCGAAAATCCGGTGGTCAGCTCCGTGCCGTCCACGGCCACGCGCACGCTGCCCGCCACCGGCTTGGTGATCGGTCGCGCATAGGGGTCGAAGCTCGCGCCGTAGGTCTTGCTGAGCTGGAACGCCGTTGTGGTGCCATCGCCCGCGCCGATGACCTGGTCTGTCGGTGTCGGCGTGCCGTCCCCGCCATTGCTCGACTGGTCGAGCCCGTCGCGCCACAGGAAGGAATGGAACCGTCCGCGCCGCTCCTCGAAGAACGCCAGCACCGCCTGCATGTCGGCGCGCGACTTCACGCCATAGCCCGCATTGTAGCGCCGCCGCGACTGCGCCCAGCGCGCGTTGCGCTCCTCGCGGCCGCTCGACAGCGTCACGATATCGGTCATCCGCTCCGGCCCGCCGCGGGCGCCGAGCGCAATGTCGAGGGGAAAGCGGGTTGCATGAAAGGCCATCAGCTCGCCCTCGTCCCGCGCTTTACGGCCCTCAGCAGCATCGCCGAGATCTCGGCCTCGCTTGCGGCAAAGCTCCGCGCGTCGGTCGCCGTGACATTGAACGTCACGTTGACCGGCGCCGCGTTTCCCGCGAGTCCGAGCGTGCCGTCGGCCCCACGCGACAAGGGCAGGATCGCCTCCGGTCCCGCCTCGCCGGCCAGCGCCGTGCCGGTACTGGTCGGAAAGTAGGTCGGCGCCGCCACCACGCCGCCCCTGGCGAAGGCCGTGACGCCGCCGGCCGCCGGATCGAGCGCCGTGAACAAGCTGTCCACCGCCCCCGAGATCAACGAGCTCACCGGCTTGAGCGCGGCCTTGAGCGCCATGTCCGAAAACGCCTTGCCGATGTCGCCGAGCACGCCCTGCAGCGACTTGCCGTCGGTCACCGCGCCGCGGAAGGCGCTGGTCAGCGACCGGCCGACGCTGTCGGCCAGGCTGCCCACCCGCGCGAGTTCGACGTTCACGTCGCCGAGCTGCGCGGACAAGTCGTTGAAGCCATCATCGGCCATCGGGGAACCGCTCCATCATCTGTTTCAGTCGAGCTCGGTCCGGCGCGCCGCCGCGCGCGCCGCTCAGTGCCTCGAACGCCGCCGCCAGCTCGCGCGGCGTCAGGCCCCAGAATTCCTTGCTGCTCAGCTTCAGCACGCCGAAGCCGAGCTGCATCGCGTCGCGCCAGGGGAACGGCGTCATGCCGAGCCTCCGAACGTCGCGCGCAGCAGCCGCGCCGCGATCTCCGCCGCGCCCTTAAGGCCGCCTTCGATCGAGAGCCGCGCCAGCTCGTCGTCGGTCAGCGCGTTGCCGCCGCCGCGCAGACCCGCGCCGAGGATCGCGAGCAGGTCGCGCGCCGACACCCGCCCCGCCGCGAAGCGCTCGCTCAATCCCACCAGATCGCCGGCACCGAGCCGCGCCTCGAGCTCGGCCAGCGCCCCCAGCGTCAGGCACAGCACCCGCTCCTCGCCGCCGATCACGGCCGCGATTTCGCCACGTTGGATGTTTGGCATAGTCACTTGTGCTCGCTTGTGTTAGGATGTGTACAAGTAGCGGTTGGGCGTGCGGACCGGTTCGGGCCGATCGGCTGGACCGCTGACAAACCTGAGGCGACCATGGCCGAAACCACGACGATTACAGTGCGGATTTCTCAAAAGGCACGAGACAAGCTCGACCGTATGGCAGAGCTGACGAAGCGGAGCCGTTCCTACCTGGTGGCCGAGGCTCTCGATACATACCTTTCATCCGAACTTGAAATCGCCGAGAGCATCCAGCGGGGTATTGAAGACATCCGCGCCGGTCGCACCATTCCGCACGAACAAGTCATGACGGAGCTCCGGGCCATCATCGATAGGGCGAAAAAGCGTCAGCAGCGGAAGCCTGGGAAGGCGGCATGAGCCGACGCGTCGTCTGGTCCGTGGACGCGCAGCGTGATGTCCACGAACTGGTCTCGTACGCGGCGGACCTCGACACCGACTTCGCCGACCGGCTGTATGGCGAGCTGGAGGACACGGCGCAGAGTCTGGCCGCTTTCGACACCGGTCGCCCGGGACGCTCGCGTGGCACGCGCGAGAAATCGCTGACCAAGCGAAGACTGATCATGATCTATCGGGTGGAGCGGCATCGCCATGAGGAACTGGTGCTCGTCCTTCGCGTCATCCACACGGCACGCAGCCGGCCGGCCGACGAATTGCCAGACGACTAGTCCGCCGTGAACGTCACCTCCCCCGCGCTCTCCAGCGAGATGTTGAACGTCACCTCGCCGGCGTGATCGCCGGCGAATTCGAGCGCGGTGATCTGAAACGGCCCCGCGATGGTGCCGAACTCCGGCAGGATCAGTTGCCAGTTGCGGATCGTGCCGGCGAAGAACAGCGCGCGGATCTGCTCGTCCGACGCCTGGTCCTTGAAGATGCCG